ATTTGAAATCAACTTACGGACTTAATTGTTCGTAAGTTTTTATTTTTATATAAAACTTTAAAAGTTCTCTTTCTAGAAAGGAGGACTTTTTTCATGCTTGAATTTAAAGTAATTGAAAATTTAGAACCTAATAAAGGTTTAACCGACATTTTAAAAGAATTTAAATATAAGATTAAATTAGGACAAATTAAAACTATTTTACACACTAACCTACAAGTAGTAATACCTACTGAATACCAGATTACATATCCTACTACTCTTACAATACTTGAATACAAAGTTAATGAAATATCAAATAAGCCTTTTTATATTAAAGAACATAATCAAAAGTATAATTTTAAAGAAATTGCACAATTTTTGAAAAAATTTTAATTTTAGACTATACATTTTGCTTATTTGTGAGGAAACATATGAGAAGTATTTTAATATTTCTCGAAATTTAATGAAAGGAGGAAAAATATGAGATGTGGTATTTATGTAAGAGTATCTACTGACGACCAAAGATATAATGGTTATTCTATTGATTCACAACTTAGAATGATTAAAGAATATTGTGAAAAGAATGAATATGATATTGTTGATGTTTATAATGATGCTGGACATTCTGGAAAAGATTTGATGAGACCCGAAATGCAAAGATTACTAAAAGATATTAAATCTAAAAAGATTGATAAATTAGTTGCAATTAAAGTTGATAGACTTACTCGTAATAATTATGATGGCTTTTGGCTACTTAATTATTGTGAGGAACATGATGTAAAAATAGAACTAATGCTCGAACCTTATGATGTATCTACTGCTAATGGTGAAATGATTTTTGGAATGAATTTAGTATTTGGTCAAAGAGAAAGAAAAGAAATTGGAGCAAGAACTAAACGTGCTATGGAAGAAATGGCATTGGAACGTATTCATCCTAGCAAAGCACCTTATATGGCTATATTAGAAATAAGGAAACAGGTCATTTAGAAGTAGAACCTATTGAGGCTGAAGTTGTAAAAGAAATATTTGAATTATGCAAACAAGGTAATTCTACAAGAGGTATTGCTACTATTATGAAAGATAATAATGCTTATTTAAAGCAAGGAAAATGGAAAGCGGATAGAGTTTATAAAATACTTACTAATTCTATTTATATTGGTATTTTTGAATATGGAAAATATAAAAGAAAGCCACAAGATATTTTAAGAGTTGAAAA